TAACATGCCCATGGAATCAGGCGTCATCGGAAAAAAGGCCCAGACTCCCGTCTACGAAGAGGTCGAGATCGAGGCCCCGGCCCCTCAGGGCCAGATTGATGAGGAAACTCTCAAGAAGATCATCGATTATCTCGTGGAAGAGGATGAAAAGGCCACGAAAGAGCGGGAACCTCTCGAAGCCCGCGTCTCGAAGTGGCGTCGGCAGCGAGAAGCCATCCCTGAGAAGGAAAGGAAGGACACTCCATGGCCAAACGCCTCAAATGTGGCCACTCCGGCCACTGCAATCGCGACGAACGGCAATCATTCGTTCCTGCGATCCGCTTTCGCCATGAGATCGCCCTTCTGGACAGTCTCGTCTCCCCGCAACGTGGCTTACAGCGAACACGCGGCTGCTCTCACCGACTTCTTCGACTTCCTTGCCTCTTCCCGCTATCACCTGAACCTCGATGGCGTCCTTGACACCATTCTCTACACGGCAGCAAGCGAAGGCGTCTGCTTTGTGAAGATCCCATGGCTCGTGGAGCACTGGCAGTTCAAGGGCAAGGACAGTCTCGGCAACGTTCGCCAGATCTCCACCACCATCCATGACGGCCCCGCCATCATCCCCATCCCCTTCGAGGATTTCATGATTCCCACCGGTCCATGGGGAATCCAAGACGCCCCGTGGATCCGTCACCGTGTCTACCTCCCGTGGCACACGGTTCACCAGCGCGCCGCCAACGGAATCTATCAGAACGTCGAAGTTTTGAAGGATGCCTTCTCAGACCTTCCCGATATCAAGCAGACCGACTCGGAGAGGATCGGTCTCGATGCCTCAACCGTGAGCGTTCTCGACATGCGCGAGTACCACGTCTTCTGGGACGTGGATGGAGACGACATTGAAGAAGACATCATCGTCACGATCAACTGGGAAACGAAGCAGTGGGTCCGGGTCGATTTCAACGACATTGGGATCCGCGACGTGGTTGGCGTACCCTACGGGATCAGGCCCAACTCGCCCTACAAGCTGGGGATCGGATGGTTCTCCGAGCGCCTCCAAGACGAAATCGACACGCACCGCAACTACCGAGTCGACGGCATGGTCCTCGCCAATCTCCGGATGCTCGTTGCCAAACGGAACGCCGGCCTGTCCCCCAAGGAGAAGCTGTGGCCGGGCAAGATAATCTTCATGGACAATCCCCAGCAGGATGTCAATGTGCTCCAGTTCGGGGAGGTCTACAGCAGCTCCCTTGCCGCCGAGATGACCTCGAAGCAGGATCTTGAGAGGGTCACCACCCTTTCCAACTTCTCCATCGGGGCAACCGATCCCTCGAACAAGTACGTGAACACCTCGGGCATGATGTTCCTGAACCAGCAGGGCGGTCAGGCAAAGAGCGCCGTGGTCGAGGGAATCGCGGTTGTGATGAGCGAGATCGGGCAGATCGCCCTCTTCCAGATCATCCGCAACAAGGATCGGATCAACTTGGATCAGTTCGATGAAAAGAGAAAGAGTCTGATCCAAGAAGTCCTGAACATGAAGGTGGAGGAGATCCCCACGATGTTCAGCTTCATGGTGAAGACGACCGATGTGATGCAGACGAAGGAGGCCCAGAGGCAATCGCTTCTGACCCTGACCCAGCTCTACGCGGCCTACTTCCGTGACATCACCCAGACCCTCATGCTCGCGATGCAGCCCCAAGTTCCTGAGGAGGTGAAGGGCTTTGCCCTGCGTCACTACACGGGTGCCTCGCGCATGATGGAGCAAGTCCTGAAGTTCTTCGGTGAGGATGACACCGAGAAGTATCTGCCAGACTTCCGCAAGGTCGAGCAGCTTCTCGATGCATTGAACAGACAGAATGCGATTGGAGGTTCAGGTGGACAACCCACAGGTGGAGGTATGGGATCCCAGCCCGTTGGAGCTTACCCAGCTCAAGGAGCTGCTGGAATCCCCGGGATGGGCGGTGGCGTTCCGACTGCTCAGATCCCTGCTGGAGCAGGAGGCGGCGGTATGCCTCAGTCAGGTGGATCCCCCCTTGGTGTATAGGGGACAGGGGGCGGTTACCGTCCTCACGAAGTTCCAGCACATGCTGGTGACGGTGGCACAGGAGGAGAAGAATGAGTGACGAGGTGAAAGGCGAGTCCCTCGACACCTCGCAGTGGAACGTTCCCGATCAGGAGGTCGAGGTCATCATCGACGAGGATCAGGCCGAGGAGGATGTTCCCGAGGAGTTCAAGGACCAGTCGAAATCCGACATCATCAAGCGGCTCAAGGAAGTCGAGGACAAGCAGACCGAATCCACGAAGATGAGTGATGCCCTCGCCCAGCTGGCCACAGCCCAGCGTGAGCAGAAGATCGTCATGCAGCCGTCGCAGCCGGCGGCTGCTCCGGCCAAGCCGCCTACCCTTGATGAGCTGCGGGAGACCTATGGGGAGAAGTTCACGATGGATCCGATCGGGACCGTCATGGAACTTCAGAACCAGAAGATGAGCCCCCAGATCCAGCAGATGGCCACGGGCAATCTTCAACTGGCCCGAAAGGTCATGGAGCTGGATCCCGAGAAAGGCCCCACCTTCAAGAAGTATTCCAACGAGATCGATGGGATGGTCGCCTCGGCCCCACCCGAGATCCGCACCAACCCCATGATCTACGAGGAAGCCTACAAGCGTGTGGTCACCAACCACATGGACGAGATCCTCAATGAGCGCGTCGCCAAGGCCGTCGAAGCCAAGATGGCCGAGGTTCAGGGCCAGAAGTCTGACGGCTCCAAGCCGGCTTCCACCTTCACTGAGGGACGGGGGCTTGCACAGCCGACGAAACGTATCACGGTTCGGATGAGTCAGGCACAGCTTGACCGTCTGAAGACCTTGGGGATCGACCCCAAAGACTACGCTGGAGCGATGGGAGGTTCTAAATGAGCGATCAGGCAGTTGGGGTTCCGAGCAAGGCAAAGGAAGACGGGAGGCAGGGGCTGGTACAGAAGACTTCCAGCTCACCACTGGCTGGGGGGGTCCGGGGGGGCGAAGCCCACCCCGTGGCCAAAAGGTCCAAAATCTCGATTACACTTGACACGAGCCCCGAAGATGTGGTAGAGTTGGATAGTAAAGGGTTCGAGCTGTTCTTTGAACATGATGTGGGTCGATTCAAGGAACTTCCTGAAGAGACGGTCAGGGAGCTGGGCTACGAGAATCGCGTGTCCTACGGGATAGCGAGAGGAGTGTGGCTGGCTCTGAAGAAGGAAGAAGTGAATGGACCCACGCCCGGTCTTCAGATTCTGCCTCCAAAGGCCGCCAGTGCTGGTCGACGGCTGGAGATCATGGGGCAGAAGACGGGGACGCATTACTGCTGGAAGCGGCCGGATGAGCTGGTTCAGGCAGGAATGAACGGGTACAAGATCGTGCAGGGTGATGGAGTTCAGACGTTCGCGGAAAGAGGCGACGGAACCCATCGAGTAGGGGCGTTCGGTCAGGACGAGTTGGTCCTGATGCAGATCCCCCAAGAGAAGTTCGAGGCAATCGAAGCCGAGGCCGGAGCGAAATCCCGAGCCCGACTCGAAAACCAAACGAACAATGCTGAAGCCGCCATTCGGGAAGCTGGAGGGGTTCCCTTCATCCCGAAAGAGAAAGACGGCATAGCTTGGCGTGAAGGTGTCGAGGAGGGCAACAAATAATGGCGAACCCTATCGCCGCACATGGGTTTATCGCGGAGTTCTGCTTCGGAAGCAACGCGATCCCCCTGTGGTACGGGGTGCTGAAAAGCGCCAACGCGATCACGGAGGGCGATCTCGTCAAGATCGAAACAGGACTGCTCCTGAAATACGCGACGATCACAACGGACGATCCGAAGGTCGTCGGTGTTTCGTGCGAGACCAAGACCGCTCTCGCAACCACTCGTGACTCACTGATCTACATCCCTGCCATCGAGAGCATCGTGTTCTCGGGGCAGTATGCGTCAACTGGTCAGCAGTTCACGCAGGGCCTGATCGGGACGGGTCACGGAATCGGAAGGATGTCCACGGGGTTCATGCGGCTTTCGACGACCGCATCCTCGGTGGCATGCATCATCGGCCTGAAGAGAACGAGCGCTTTCGGGACCGCAGGGGAAGCGATGTTCATCTTCGGTGTGTCCCGGCTTTCCGGCCGTGGAATCTACTAAGAAAGGGTAGACCATGGCAGTGGGGACAACCAAATCGTTTTCGTACCTGATGGATCCGACGTACCGGAAGATCTTCCTCAACCGGTACGAGAAGGAATCCAGCTGGTTCGACAAGCTCTTCAACATCGAGACGGTCACCAAGGGCAACTGGGTGGCCGAAGCGATGCTCACCCCGCTTGGGGCCTCCCGTCTCATCATGGAAGGCAACCCCATCGAGTTCGACGTGCCGATTCAGGCGAACCCCGTGAAGAAGTACTTCAACAAGTACGGCTTGGGGTTTCAGGCCACCGAGGAAATGCAGGACGACGACCTGTCGGGCCTCATGGCCAAGATGCCGGCAGAGCTGGGGACTTCACTGGCGTATGCCAGAGAGACCACGGCTGTCGATCTTCTGAACAACGGCATGACGGCGGCGAACTACACGGCGATGGATGGTAAGGCGATCTTCGCCGTCAACCATCTGACCGCAAAGGCCCCCGCTGTCACTCAGGCCAACACCACCGCGTCTGGTGCGGCACTGAGCGAGACCAGCCTTCAGGCTGCGCTCGACATCATGAGCAACTGGGTTGATGAGGCGGGTCGCGCGATCCACTTCAACCCGAAGTACCTCGTGGTGCCGATGGGCCTGAGGTGGATGGCAGAGACGCTGCTGAAGACCACGGGGCGTCCGTTCTCGGCCAACAACGACCTGAACGCGACCACGGACCTGTGGCCCGGGCTCCAGCCCTTCGTGCATCCGCTCCTCACCTCGACGACCGCGTGGTACCTCCTGTGCACCACGCACGACCTGAGGTACACGTGGAGACGGACCGCGAAGTTCGAGAGCGGTGACGATTTCCAGACGGGCAATGCCCTGTTCAAGACGACCGCCCGCTGGGTCGTGTGGGCGTACGACTGGAGAGGCGCGTTCCGAAACGCTGGCGCGTAGGGGAGGGGACAGATGACACACTTCCCTGATGGGATCTGCCAGATCGCCACTTTCGTGAAGGGAGGGGCATCGTCAACGATGTCCCTTCCCGGGATCGAGATTGGCGACAGGGTGATCGCCGTCTCAAGGCTGAGGGCAGCGTTCGGAACCGCTGGGAGCTGGGGATCGTTCGCGGTCCTCACGGCATCCAACTTCAGCGTGTCGGCCGTCAACAGGATCTACAAGAAGGGTGGAGCCCCGCTCACCTTCACGGGGATGGTCCTGTTGGTCAACTGGGTCGACAAGAACGCGGCTGCGATCTGAAGGAAGGGGGCCAGCGATGGCCCCCTTTTCACTATGGCTTATACCATACGAACCATCAACTACACGGGGGTCAAGGGAACTGCCCTTGTCCAGACCGTGTACGAGTCGGATGTCATGACGAAGGGGAGGGCAACCTTCAGGAGATGGAGGACATGCCCGATCTGCGCGTTCGATTTCCCAGAGGATCAGATGACCCGACAGGGTGGGAAATGGTACTGCATCCCGAATGGATGTTATCGGGATACGGATACGAGGTGGGCGTAAATGGCACAGGTTGCATTCAGCTTTGCGACATCCGAGGTGATCAAGGTCGTGGCTGGGGTCAGCATGGGCATGATCACCGGGCAGTTCATTGTGGGTGGGGTCGCTTACAATCCGGCAGCCAAGGGGATTGGATGCAGGATAAGCGAGACTGGTGGGATGACGATCTTCAACGCGGTGTCCAACCAGACGATGGCCCACATCTATGACCGGTTCCCGGGCAAGGGATACAGGTGCAACGGGATCAGCGTCGTGATGAGTTCGGGGGAAGCGGAAATCTATCTGCTGTGAGGTGAACCATGGCTTGGGATCTTCAGACTATGGAGGCCGAGCTGTGGGAAATGCTGGGAGAACCCAGTGACCTCGACCCCACCGTGTTCGGCAGCTCGGGTGAACTGAAACTCAGAAGGTGGCTCAACGAGGGCCAGCGGCGCATTGCCGACTGGAAGTTTCCTGATGGACATCTCATCAGGTTTCCCTGTCTCTATGATCGGATGTTCTGGCGAGCGATCGTGAAGACGGGGACGCTTCAGGGAGGCTCGACCACCTCGGTCATCTTCGCTGGAGCCGATGCCCAGATCGGATCTGAGGACAACAGGTACAACGAGTGGCGAGTGGAAATCACGGGTGGCACGGGCGCGGGCCAGAGCGCCCTGATCATGAGCTACTCGGGCGGCTCCAAGACGGGGACCATCAACAAGACATGGGGGACGGCCCCCGATGGGACCAGCATCTATTCCATGACGAAGAGGTTTGCCCTCCTCCTTCCCACCGTGAACCCTTGGGCTTCGGAACACATCGCGTTGGATCCTGTCTCCAACGTCGTGGATGTGATGAAGGTCGAGGACATGGAGGATCTTGAGCTTCTGGACGAGGGGTTCAGGACCGAGGGGTATACGTCGGAGGCTGAGGATGCCGGGATTCCCGACGAGTGGATCTTCTACGGGAACAGGATTCTGTTCGATACGGCTCCCGAGGCTTCTCGCTGGTACAGGGTCGAGTATTACAGGCAGCCAGTGGCGATGATGCTTGCCACCGACATTCCCGAGATACCCGACACTTGGCATCAGGGGATCGTGATGTGGGCGAGGTGGTGGGGGTTCGCAAGAGGTCAGGAGACCGCGATGAGCTATAGCTCGAAGAAGGATCTTCAGGACTTCTTGACGACGGCACGACAGAGTCTCGAAATGCGGTACGAGCGCACGGACGGTCGCGCTCAGCCGGAGGTGTAAGATGGCGATTATCGCATGGGACTCCACGTTCGAGTCCGATCCTCTGGGAAGCTACTCCCCCGGCTATGGGGACGACAGGATCAGGGAGCTGAAGGAGAACACCCGATACAGGTTCGGGAAAGAGCACGTCATGACGATGGGCTCTGGAGCTGCGGCTGGTCACGGGTGGCACATTCAGGGATCGGCCCTTCCCTACTACACCAACACAACTCCGACTCTGCTCCCTGATGGGGCAACCACTCTTTCATCGGGGGGTGTGAAATCCCTCGGAAGACTGTGGTACAAGCCCTCTTCGAGAAACATCAGTGTCTACGTGGGAGGTTCATTCGGGGGAATCCTGAAGGAACTCACGAGGATAAGCATTCAGGGAACTCTGGCTGTGGGGGTGAATGTCGTTCCTCCTCTCTGCTTCCCAAGAACCACCACGATCAACAGGATCATAGCAAGGGTTGGAACAGTTCCGGGGACCACGGGGAATCCTGTCTATATCGATATCATGAAGAGGGCGAACACCGGAACGGCCTCCGCATCGATCTTCTCCCTTGTGGCCAACAGGCTCACACTCTCGACTTCGGCCTATTACTGCTTGAGGACTGCCGGACAGATGTCAGCAACGAAGCTGAGCATCACTCCCGCGTCATGGCTCCAGATTGATCTCGATGCGGTGGG